GTTGGTGTAATCTTCTATTTGATACCTATGGTTCTTTTGTATTGTAATCGGTCTATAAAGAACACTCATCGCCTTATGCATTGTTTCCCAATCGGACAACGTATTATCAAGGTCTATATATTCGCCTAAACTAATATCGTCAAGCTTTGGTATAAAGCCGTATTCTATGCCCTTTAATTTAAAGATGGGTATAAGGGGTGTCTTTTGATTAAACATCCCGTTAAGGTCATTTATAATGGCTTGTACGTCCGTAAATTTGATTCTTGCAATATCCTTTAAATCAAGGTTGCAAAATATCTCTACCATCTTATGCAAAAGGAAATTACTGTTGCTGTTTTCCTCCGTGTTTAACTTTGCAAACTTTTGATATTGTTCTAATGTAATATCCGATAAGCTTTCGGGTACGTAAATGTTTACTTTCATATTAATACAATAAAATTTATTAGATTATGTATAACAAAAAAGGGTAACATCTCTGCTACCCCTTAACCAAACAATCAAACGAAAAATTATTTCTTTAATGCAATATACAAATAATCATATAATTCATGTACTTTTTTTGAATATTTTAATTGCCCCGATTTATTTTGTTTATATACTTCTTCGCCTAACTGCTTGTTTCCGTCAATGTCTATTTCTATTTTAATATTAGATTTAGCTTTGCGTTCTAAAACGTGCGGGTATATAAATATGTTATTATCCCAACACCACTTTCTTCTAATATAATGTTCTACAAATTCTTTATTTAATACCATATCCAAAATAATACCTTAATAAATGCAAAAATACCTATGTATATACACATTAGAAATAAACTAAAGTCTTTTGCAACTTTTAGTATTGTTTTGCGATTATCCTTTGCGGATATATCTTTCCAAATAATTATAAAGTCTTTTTTCATGTTTTGTGTTTTAAATTAAAAAAGGGGTATTGCTACCCCTCTTGTTTTTATTCTCTCCATTTTTTATTTGGATTTTTATTTTCCATAAATTCTACACCAAAAGCTAAATCAAATAATCTTTTTTGTTGTGCCTTTGTTATTGTTCCATTTTGAAACTTTGTGTAAAGCAAATTGTATTCTTTCATTTTTTATTGTTTTAATGTTTATGATGTAAATATACAACCTTTTTTTTAATTAACAAATAATAAACAAAATATTTTTAATAAATATGATATTCGCCCCTATGTTGATTATCTAGTGTATCGGTTAATACATATCGACAAGCATCTATACAATCGGGATGTTCACCACTTGGTTTTGGTAATGTGTTACCATCCTTATCCTTTGCCCACACATATCCTTGTAATTCCCTTTTTAGGTTTCGGCTTTTACTCGTAATGTATATTTCGTTTTGATTTATTAGGTTGATTCCAAAGTTTACACTATCACGACCTTTTGCACATGGGTATATATTATGTCCATCACGTCTTAATGTTTCTATTGATTTGGGTTCAGCACTATCGGCAATTATATTTTCTTTTATGTTGTTTTGTTTTAAAAATAAACTCACATCCCTTAACACTACATTCGATTTATAAAACACTTCATCGAATATATAAGCATCATTCCATTTGTAAAGTGAAATAATTACATGAGGGTCAACATATCCGAAGTCCATGCCATAAGATAATATTCTTGCATCTTGTGGTATTGTATCTATTTCTTTCCAATCGGGTATACACACCCCCTCTAAACTTCCAATTTCCCCATCAAGGTAAACACGGCACCAATTCCTCCAATAGGTAGATGTCTTTCCTTTGTCCCTTGCTTTTAGTAATTCCTTTACTATGCTTTGTGGTAAGCTATCGTTGTCTTTATAAGTAAGTGTAACAAAATCCGTGTCGGGTTGTCCTATTAGTTCTTTATCTACCCAAAACAAATTAGTAGGATTATAGTCTAACCATATATTTCCCGATGTTCTTATTGCTAATTGTTGATAAGAATCAAAGGGTATATTATTACACTCATTAATAAATATATCGGTCCGCCTAGCACCTCTTAGTTTATCAGGTTGGTCTGTACTAAAGAACTCAATATAACTTCCGTTTGTAAAGGTGTACTTTAAGGTGCTTTTATTGAATTGACTATCCTTATACCTATGCAAACCCTTTAAGATACCTAAGAAGTCTTTTAAAGCACCTCTACGCAAGTGTGGTATGCTTTCGGATACTACGCTTACTTCCTTACCTTCATTTATAATTGCATAATCTATTAATATTGTAAGAATACAAATAGTCTTACCCGCTGATGTGCCGCCACGTACTATACGTGTTCGGTTCTTTAATTGCCGTAATGTAGTAAGTGCTTTTGTTTTTTTTACGTGCATACTAATCTACAAACAACGGAATGTCCTCGTTGATTGTAATATCCCTTGTTTCCCTTGGTTTTCCTGCGTAGTAATTGTAAAATAATTGTACGTATTTAAAATCGCCTTTTTCAACACCGTCTTTTAATGCCATGAATGCGGAATCTTCTAATGGCGATAATTTCTCTATTAGGTTTATTTCGTCGGCTTTAGATTTACGCCCCGCCCCTTTTCTTTTGCCACCGTGTTTCATCTTGATAAAACTTGATTATTCATATATACAATAAAAAAAACTATTCTTTGTTAAAAAACAAAGCTATTAATAAGGTAACAATACCAACAATATATATAAATGCAAATACTTCAGACATCTACAAAAGGTTTATACATTTACCTTTTCTTGTAAGTTCTTATTTATGTAATTATATAAGGTTCGGTTTTCTAGTAACGCTTGTCTATGTTCTACTAATATCTTACCAAATTTATGTTTGTAGTAATTTAGGTCTTTATGTTTAAGTGTTAGTTTTAAATTGATTCTTATTTTAAATTCTATGTCGTTATATAGTTCTTTATATTGGTCGTCGTATCTTATTAATACTTCGTTGTAAAGTTTTATTCCGTGTAATACGGAAGCATGGTCACGTCCTACTATTTTACCTATTTCGTATAATGTTGACGTTGTGTATTTCTTACACAATGCAAATAATATCGCCCTTGTATAAACTAAATGTTGTAATCTACTATTTGTATTTAATTTAAGTTTAGTTTTTTCTTCTATTAAATTTTTAATTTCTTGAATTTTCATATTCTTTTATTGCTTTTTGTATTCCTTGACACGCTTCATAATCTTCTATATCTTCGTACATTCTTAACGTTTCTTTCATTTCTTGCATACTTACACCATGTTGAAAATCTATAAGTGCAAGTAAATAAAATTCTTTTACTATTCGTTTATTCACTAATTAAGAATTCCTTTTATAACGTAAGAGTTTAATTCCTCTTCTTGTTTTACAAAAAACTTTTCATATATTTCCAAGCCTCTTTCAAATTTTTGTTTACCAGAATCAAAAAAGTTTTTAGTAACATCATAAATTCCTAAATCCCCTGTTGCTTTATCTATTGCAAAAAAACTAAAATCTTGGTAATCTATTTTAAACACATTGCAATATATATACAATTGCACATCATAAGAATACTTTTTAGCATTCCATTCAAAATTTTTTAAATCCGAAGTTGTTTTTAAATCAGCTATGTAGTTTGTCCCTAGCACGTCTGCTTTCGCCCGAAAAGGATACCCTTTTATTATATCAAATCCCGGCTGTTCAAATTTAGCACCGCGCGTCATTTCTTGCCATACATCATTTTGTAATAACGCATCAACAGTATACATGGCCTTATCATATTCTTTCCTAGTAAATATAAAACTTGCGTCCCCAATTTCTTTTACCTTATCTTTATATTTTTTAGTAACTGCCGACTGCACTTCAACTACATGGCATAAGGTTTCAAGCTTGTCTGGCTCTAAAGCTGCTAAATGTATTAATCTTCCTGTTTTAAAAACAGAAGTGTCAGTTTTATAATTTAGTGACCGCGCATACTGTTTAGGGGAATCTATTAAATTTTTAATTGCACTAGAACTTAAAGCATATTTGCCTAATTCTCCATAATAAAAAGAATCATCATACATTTTATTAAGTAATTCTATTTTATCATAAGTAGTACCATTTAATAACTGTATTGTTTCTTTTCTTTTCGTTTTTATAAATATTGACTTTATAACAGGAACTTCAATATAACAGGAGCCGGGCCCATTATAAGATTGGTTTATATTTAAATGCAATGCTTTTATTGCTTCTTTTTCTACAAAATCGTAGCTATTATTATCTTCTAATATAATTTGAACACCTTTTTTTGCCCAATTTAAAAATTCTATTTTGTCTATAGGAAATGTAATATGTCTCCAAGTTTCTTTTTTTCTTATTATTCTCATTATTTGTTCTTTATAAAAGTTCCATTTTTCATTTCACCTTGTCTATCCTTTATTTCATAATACGCATCTTCAATACATTGTTCAATTGTCATATTACATAAATGGGCTAAACTAGTTAAAACTATAACACTATCCCCGATGGCATCTGCTATGCCCTCTTTATCCTTTTCTAATATTGCTTTAGATAGTTCACCTACTTCTTCTAATAATTTTATTACTTGTGTTTTCGGGTCCCCACTATCATAAATACCTTTGCTATCTGCCCAATCTCTAATTGGTTGGAATTCTACTTTTAAATTCATAATTTTATTTAATTAAAGGTGTTTTTAAATATTGTTCTGAAATATAATTTTTTATAGTATAATTGTTATATCCTCCTTGTAATATAGGAAGTGCATAACTTTTGTTTTTTAAATATATATTTACATTTTTTAAATGATTTAAATAAATATGTCCGTCCGCTAAATTTAATCCTAGCTTATAAGGGATTAAGTTTACTTTATTTGCTATTGTGTGTAAAAAAAGGGCCGCTACAATTATATCATAAGGCAACCCTAAAAATAAATCCGAACTTCTAAAATGAACACTAAGATTTAGTTTATTATTACTTCTTACAAAATTCATTTGGGTAAAGCAACATGGTAAAGCCTGTTCATCTAAATCGCAAGGGTTCCACAATGTTATTATTGCTCTTCTTGAATTGTTTTTTATTTCTTTAATGCAATATTCTATTTGATTATATGTCCCATTAAAATTTTTTATTTGATATCCATAAACTTTTCCTAAAGCATTATTTATAGCAAATTCATTCCACCAGTTTACTTTATTATTATTTAAATATTGTAAATCTGTTCGTCCCTCATACATCCACCTAAATTCAGCTAATGCTTTTGTAAAAAATATTTTTTTACTAGTAATTATTGGAAAGCCTTTTTGTAAATTTATATTTAACGACTCATTAAATAACTTAATTGTTTTAACTGGAGTTCTATTTGTAGTTTTTTCTCCTTTTTGTAAAACTTTTAATAAAAGCTTTTTATATTTTTTTTCAGCTTTACTTATCATTATTGTAATTATTTAATGCAGCTATATATGCCACTGCATCTAAAAAAGTATCTTCTTTTTTATTGTAGGCCATTCTACTAATTTTTAAAGCAATCATACACTTATAAAAATCTTCTGGAGTAATTTTTTTATTACATAACTCGGTAGCAATTTTAGCAGCTTTAGCCATTGAATCATTAAATTTCCCATACTGCCTTTCTTTTTCTTCCGCGCGAAAATTAATAATTTTATTTGCTTCTTCTAAAATATTCATATCCCAATAATTTCTGTTGATTCATTTCCTTCATTATTTTGCCTCCGGTCAAGCTCAATTTTACACCTTGCCCTAAATGAATTTAAATGTTTTGGATTAGATAAAATATTAATTAATTCTTGTGTTGTGTAACTTTTATAAAAAAGCTCTTCGTAACTGTGCATATATATATTGTTTTATGTTACGAATATACTTATTAATATTTAATTAACATCTTCTTTTGCAAAAACTTTTTGTTCCAGCTTTTCAATTTTGTCTAATGCAACCACTAAAGCTTGTTGTGCAATCTTTAAATCGTTTTGCATTTTAATTAATTTACTTTCTTTCATATTAGTAGTTGTTGTTGTATATCTATCTAAATTTTCGTAATATTTACTTACACTATCCCCCATAAACTTTTATTTTATTTTTTAATTTAAGTATTTCTTTTTCTAGTTCTTTAATCTTATTTTCAGCGTTGGTTGCTCTTTGGATTGCTCGAAGTTTGTCTGCCCGATATTCGTTGACCGTATGATTAAAATATAATTCATTTGTGTATATTTCCGTAACGTAATAATTAATATCTATAAGCGTACCCATTAAATCATTAACAACATCGGTTTGCTTTTTCTTTTGCCATTTTAGCAAAGTATTAGCTATTATGTCAAAGTTATTAAGGTAGTTTATATGTTTTAAGTTGTGTGTTTTTTTATTCATTATATTCTTTATAAATACGTTCCAACCTTTTAAACACTCCATTTAAAAAACATGACCCGCAACTTGTTAATTCCCTTTTGTCTTTAAATACCCTATTGTAGATATCTAATAATTCGGTTTGTTCGATAGGTGTAATTTGATTCTTTTTACTTTTAAATATTTTTGATAAATAATTAAATTCATTTTCCGTTAAGCATAAAGGTCTTTCGTAAGGAAATAAGTAATTCAGCTTGTCTTTACGTTCGTCACAGCCGCAATCTTCACCTGCTAAAAACTTAACCGCTTTTTTAATTCCCGTTGCCTTGGTTATTTTTTCAACCGTATCGCCGACACCTTTACTTGCTTTATCATAATTCTTTTTCCATGCCTTATACTCTTTGCTTCTTTTGTCCCCTTTAAATTCTGTCATAATCATTGTTTTTAAAATCCTCGTAATCTTCTTTAAATAATTCTTTTAATTCTTGTTTACACTTTTTTAATGTGTTAAATATACTTACCCAACTTATGTTAGTTTCTTCGGCTATTTTTCTAATACTCATATCCGTATCCCTATACAATCTAAAAAGTGTTTTATCATACCATCGCCATTTGTCTATATGGTCATCTATTAATGTAGATATTTTATTGTATCCTATTTGTTCATCCATTTCCGAATCGTCTGCAATTTGCGTGTAATCTTCTTCGTCATCAAGTCTAACCTTTTTGACTTTATTTTTAGCGTTACAATATTGTAAAAAAATACTACGTAAAGTAAAATAAACATACCCCCGACTAACAACACCATTATTAATAATTTTTGTTTCATTAGCATACTTATATAAAACCTCGTACATCTGTTGTACTATATCTTCAGCATAATCATATTCACCAAATGAACGAACAATTTGTACCCATTCTTTATGCCGTTTAGCCACCTTACTTAACCACTCCGCTTCTCCCACAATACATTAACGCTAATAAAAAAGATTAAACATTGTAACGTATATTCTGTTACCTCCTCATTTTCTTCGTTTATGTATGTTTCGTTGTGTACTAAGGCGCCCGCCATAAATCCTTTAATTGGGCTTAATATTATTTCAGCGTTTACCGATAAACCTATTATAACAAATAAAAAGCCTAAAAGCATGAGCATAGTAAATATTTGTATAATAGGGTGTGATAAGAATAAAGTTGCGTCCATTAAAATTTAATTTTTTCTAAAGGTTTTTCATGTATTATGTCTTTACCCATAAATTCAAACCCAACATTATTTAATGCCATTCGTAATTTAATTGGTTGTTCGTAAGGCGTACATCGACCGCCCGTTTCGGTTTCTTTTATCTTTAATACGTTTATATGGCTAAACATCCATTCATTTGGGTGGCTTGTCATCCTGTGAATACAAACCACATCGTCGGCTCGGTTACCAAACTCACCACCTCCTTCAACATCTGACATATTTAAAGGTCTTACCATTCCCTCGTAATCATGTCCACTTGCATACACCTTACGCATCGCATCCGTTACACCGTGACAATTTACCCATATTGCAATTTTTTCTTGTCTTGAAAATAATCTAAGTTCGGTAAGGCAATAGTAATTATATTCGTAACCGTTGTATTGTTTCGCCAATCTTGAATCCCTAGCTAAACTATTATATGGGTCTATAAGTAAACCTTGATAATCCCATGCGTCTTTTATTGCTTTAGCTTCTTTTAATAATTCAACATAAGTATATATTTTGTCAGCATCAATTATTTTAAAATGATTATCCGCCCAACTAATTGATTTAGTTATTAAATCTTCGCTTGCCGTGTGTATTGGCTTACCCATTTTAAATTCTATTATTTTACGCACAATACTTTGCGGTGTGTTTTCACTACTAAATATTAAAAACCTAAGATTATGTTTTATTGCCCATAATGTAAACAAATAAACTAAGACGGTAGTCTTACCTACGTTACTATGTCCAATCGCTAAATTTAAACTTCCTTCACTATATTTTAATCTTAAATATTCGTCTATTTCGGGAATTCCTATTTTTAAACCTTCTTTTACCCGACCGTGTTTAATGTCAAATATTCTGTTTTTTATTTTATTGCTTTGTGCTATCACCTAATTTCGTTTATGTTTAGTTCGTATTTAATTTTTTCTTTTGGTATATTACGTATTTCTTCTTTATATTCATAACCCAATATAGTATTTTTATTATAGTTCCAAAAGTCTGAAGGAATTTTTTCACCCTCCTTTAGTTTTTTGAAAGACATAAATATAAAAAAAGGGGCCGAAACCCCCTCTTAATTAAAATGGTAAATCAACCGTTGTTTCTCTTTCAGGGTTTTGTTGCAAGTTCGTTACTTCATTGTTTAATATTTGTGCAACTTTCCAACCAACTATATTATTATAATATTTACCGTTGTATTCATTACCCCTTAAATTAACACCTACCGATACTTTTTCATTTACCTTAAACTTTTTAAGTATATCTATTTTATCGTTTAAAAATTCTATTGCAATGTTTTGCGGGTATTTCGTATCTTCGTCAATCGTCAATACCATTTGCTGTTTAGTTAGCTTGTCGCTTACTTTTACGGGGTCAATAATGTGTTTAATAGTTCCTTGTAAATCCATATCTTAATTTATTTTATTTAATTCTTGTTCTACTTTTTTATTAACGTTATATTTATATAGTATACTTTCTAAATTTCCTCCCCCTTTTAAATACTCAATAGCCTTGTTGTATTCAGGTGTGTTTTGATTTAACCATCTTTTATCATCTGGAATAGTAGATTTGTTACTTGCTAAATTTCCATCGTCATCAATAGCTTGTAAACCTAATAAACTTGCAAGTGTATATCTACGATAGTAAGTAATAGCAGACCCTAATTTTTGTGGGTCATTAATGTTTGGTAAAGTAAGACTGCTATCAACACTACCCCCATTTTCAATGCAAATAATTCTGCTTGTAATCATATTATCCATTATAGGTTGAACTAATAATAATTTATGTTTAGCTAATAACGGGTTTAGTTGTTTAATTAATGAATTTATATCAAAATACTTTGATTTGTAAAATGGGTTATTAGCATCTTTGCTTACTGCACCTATTTCCTGCTGTAATTTAAAGAGCTTGTTATAAATGTTACTACCTGTCTTTGACATAATATATTCCGTTTTGAATGTTTAATTGATTTTTAAGTTGTCTATTTTCCTCTTGTAGTTCCAAGACCTCGCCTTGAAGTTCTACTATTGTATTATGTTTCATGCAACTAAGTTAATAAAAAAATATTAAACAAAAAAAGGGTAGCCGAAACCACCCTTCACACACATAAAACAATAAAACTTCAAATAAGTAATTTTAGTTTAGAATTATAATTGTCAATCATATCCTGTATATCTTGACTTGAAAACTTAACTAATTCCTTACTTTTCAAATATAAATCATTTGCAAGTTCTGAACCAAGAAAAAGTGAATATTTATATTGCTCACCGCTTTTAAACATATTGCAACCAACACACTGTGGTTTTACATTGTTTTCGTTCCACCTAGTCGAATAGTGTTTACGTGACATAAAATGACCCGCTTGTATGTTTTTCCAATGAAATTGTTTATTGCAAGTAACACACATACACATACCTTTACTATCCGCATTACTTAATCTTATATATTGACTAAATACTACGTCTAGCTTTTTAATTAATTTACTACGTGTTAGTTTTTTTGCAGTTTTAGGCATTTAATTATACGTCCATGTGATTTAATAGCATTTTACCCGTACGTTCATCTATACCTTTTATTTGCTTATACAAAAATTTACTATCAGACTTAACCTTAGTTTTTTCGGTTTTTGTAGAATCAATACCTAAATTAGTATATTGATTTGCATCTAGTTCAAGTAATAAATCGGTCCGTTCTTTAATACTTAGTGCAAAATCTTTAGCAATTTTTTGTGCTAAATTTCTTATAGTTAAATCTTCATTCATAGTAAAATAATTATTAATAGTTAAACATTATATCCCACTAACCCACCAAAGGTAGTGTTTTTTTTTGACAATTGTAAGTGTTAGTTAGTAACTCCTACTTTTTACCTTGCCCTTTATATTTCTTTTTGTAAAATTTACTTGATTTTAGCATACTTGTTTTACTTTTAGCGTGTATGCCTTTACGCCTTTTTTTTGGCTTTTTGTAATAATTAGCTATTATTTGTTTTGCCATAATTTTTTAGTTATTAATACACAACCAACTAAACAAACCGCTACGCAATGTGGACAAATCATTTATGTAATTTATTACCAAACACCTTTTCAACACCACGACTACCAAAATAACCCCCTAAAATAACTTGCATTAATCCCGTAATTGTTGTTAAATCATAATCTAAATACCAACCTATTATATAAGATATTGTAAAAAAACATAAAGTAAGCGGTCTTACGTTTTGCGCGAGCCATCCGCTACGACTATCCGCAACCCATCTACGGGTTACACCATCCATTTCCGCACGTTCTAAACGTAGTTTTTCCAGTGCAATATCCTTATCTTCTTGGGACATATCACTACCTCCAATAATTGCTTCTATAACATTACCTACGGGTGTGTCTTGTGCAATAGCACTCACAACTTTTGGTATCTTTTGAAGTAAGAAAGAACCTACCGCTGTATCTTTAAATTTCTTTTTATTTGACATCAACTAAAGTATTACCTACCGTTCTAGTAAGTCCAGATAACGTCTGGGGATTTGGTTTGGTCATTATCTGTATGTACGAAGGTTTTTGCAATGCCAAGTCTATTAAATCCTGCTTCTTGTAGTGCTGTAATAATAATCCATCTATCCCTTGAGTTTGAATATGCGATGTCGACTGCTTTTCCCACAAGATGGCTCGAATCCAATTTTCCTCCAACCTTTTTATTGTGTTCTTTTGTTCGGT